GGTATACTCGGAACCCCCTTCAAAACGAGCACGCAACCCAAAAAGGAAATGTCTCATTAAATGGCTGGAAAATAATTTATGAAAATCGAAACGCTGAAAACTGAAACGCTGGTGCCGTATGCCAGAAATGCAAAGAAGCACGACGCTGGCCAGGTTGCGAAGATTGCCGGGAGCATCAGGGAGTTCGGTTTCTGTAATCCGGTGTTGATCGACAAGGACGACGGAATCATCGCGGGTCATGGCCGGGTGCTGGCCGCGCAATTTTTGGAGCTGGCGGACGTGCCGTGCATCAGGCTAGGGCACCTTACCGACACGCAGCGGCGGGCGTATATCCTGGCTGACAATCGGCTTGCCGAGATCGGCGGGGGGTGGGATGACGAGATGCTCAAGCTTGAAATTGCCGACCTTGGAGAACTGGATGTTGACCTTGATGCTATTGGGTTCGGGGAGATTGATTTGCAGGGGATGGGATTTGAGGACGCGCCGCAGATTGGCAAAACAGATGCCGAGCCACAAATAGACAAGGCGGCAGACCTTGCGGAAAAGTGGGGAGTGAAGCGCGGGCAGGTGTGGGAGTTGGGAGCGCACCGGATCATGTGCGGCGACTCGACGAGCGCGGAGGACGTGGGGGGGGTGATGGACGGAGGCAAGTGTGATATGGTCATGACTGATCCTCCTTACGGCGTTGCATATGTCGGGAAAACAAAAGACGCTCTTACTATTTCAAGCGACAACGTCAGCGAAGAGACTCTTGCGTTAATGTGTAAAGAGTGGTTTGACCGCGCTGAAGAAGTGTCTCGGCCCGGTGCCTACTGGATTGCAACGGTCCCTGCGAGACCGTTGCACGGAGTGTTTTTTTTCGATTGGAAAACGCGAGGAATCCTTCGGCAAGTTATGGTCTGGAACAAAGACTCACTCGTCCTTGGGCATTCCGAATATCACTATAAGCACGAGCCGATTTTGTTTGGATGGGTTCCCGGCGAAAGGATGAAAAACACAGACAGGACGAAAACAACAGTGTGGGAATTTGATCGGCCAAAGGCGTCAAGAGAGCACCCAACGATGAAACCAATTGAAATGTGGGTTTATGGAATTGGAAACCACACAAAAAAGGGAGATGTTTTATACGAGCCATTCAGCGGCAGCGGAACAACCATCATGGCGTGCGAGCAATTAGGTCGCAAGTGCAGAGCGATTGAGATTTCGCCCGGCTATGTGGGAGTTGCAATCCAGCGATGGGTAGACGCTACGGGGAAAGAGCCCAAGCGTTTATGACCGCACCCGCAGCCCTTCGCCGATGAGCTTTCCCATTGACATTGACGCAATTGCATGGCGATAAAAAAAAAGCAGGCACCAGCGACGGCAGAGAAGTCGTCAAAATCTCAGATTGCCGAAAAGGTACGGATAGCAAACGAGAGGATCACGCTCAATCGAGCACTCGAAAAAGTAAAAGCCGGGAAGTCGCTGTCGGCGCGGGAAGAGAAAGCCGTTGAACTGGCCGAGAAGGAACAGGACGCAACGATGGATGAGATGTCTGGGATGCCAGAGGTTATCAAGACCGCCCCGAAATGGTTCCAGTCAATATCAGAAACGGCAAAACATATTGGGTGCGACCGACGGACTTTAGGCCGATGGAAGAAAGAGGGATGCTCGGCATTTCGTGACGACGGGCGGATCAACGCGCTGGAGCTTGGCAGGTGGGCTATTCAAAACTCTAAAGATTTTGCGGATGAGGTTGACGACATTCTCGAAGAAAAGCGCGGGTTGGTCCGGGCGCAAAGGATGCTTGCAGAGCTTCGTTTTTCTCGGGAAAGCGACGCCGTGGTTTTGAAGTCGGCAATCAAAGAAGAGTGCGAATCAATCATGGCAAAGTTTGATTCGTTAATTGAAAAAGAATTCGGAGATCATCCATTAATTTATTCTGACCGATCCCTTCCTGAAATTGAATCGCTTGCGCAACCCCGCAAGAAAAAGTTCAAAAACGATTTCAAGAATATGTTGAAAACCATTTAGTCATGAGCTTTATTTCTAAATCCCTGCTCGCTTCGATTCCCGAAGATGACGATTTGCCGTTGGATGAGTGGGCGGAAAAGTACGTGCGATTCCCAGGTTCGCCGATTGCTGAGGACTTTAGGCGGGATAATATCCCGATGCTCATTGAACCAATGCGGGCATGGGACGATCCTAAAATATGGGGCGTATCGGTGCTGGCTGGGGTGCAAGGCGGCAAGACAGGCTTCGAGCAAATCGCGGTTGCCAGGGCACTAAAGAAGAGGCCGGGGAATATGATGATTACAACGCAGACGGATTCTGAGTCCGCGTTTTTCGCAAAGACGAAGCTTCTTCCGTGCCTGCGTGAGTCTCCAGGCACGCGGGACATCGTGGCAGGGCTTGGGCGGGACGACATTACCAAGGAACACATCATCACTCCCGCGATGTTTATTCAGATCCAAGGACCATCGCTCTCCGGACTGCAATCAAAAACGATTCACTACATTCTGAATGACGAAATGTGGCGGTGGAAAAAGGGAACGATGGCGGAGATTTTGCGCCGTGCAAATGCAGTCAGAAATAAGAAAGTGCTGAGTGTTTCACAGGGTGGCGAACAGATTGCAAATGAATATGGGGAGTCTGATTGGGATGAATGGGGCGCGTGGTGGCATCAAGGGACGCAGAAAATTTTTCATGTTCAATGTCCGCATTGCGAAAAGTATTTTTCACCGGAGACTCGGCGGGAAGATGACGGGAAATTTATTTTGTGCTGGGACGAAACTCCAGAAACTCGAAACATAGAAACCAAAGAATGGAACTGGAAAGCGGTCCGGCAGACGGTGAGAATGCAATGCCCCGAGTGTGACGGCGTGATTGAAAACCGTGAGCGAGTGCGCCGGGAACTAGTGCAGAATTGGAAGTACGTGCAAACCAATTTCAACAATTCTCCGGGGCATGAATCGTTCCGATATTCCGGCTATACGCTTTGGTGGCGTGATTGGGCCGACATAATCGAGAGCTTTTTACGCGCAAAAGATTCCTTGCGGCGCGGGAGCATTGAGGAGTTGAAAGCATTTACTCAAAAAGAAGAGGCGAAATTCTGGACGATCAAGGACAAAGATATCCCGATAGTCAACACTAAGGGCGCGGCAGGCTACCGGGTTGAGGACTACGACAAAGGCGCGGCTGAAGAGGCACCGCAAATTAACGGCGAAGAGCAGAGGTTTGGTTTTGCGGATATGCAAAAGGACCGATTCCCTGTTTGCATTCGCGCGTTTGGCGGTGGCGGGTCCCGGCTTCTGTATTGCGAGGAGTTGCAGAAAATTGAGGAGGTGGACGAGGCGGTAAAGCATTACGGTCTGAAGTCAGGGGCCTTCGCGCTCGATGTCGGCAACTGGAAATCAGACGCTTTGGATTTTTGCCATCAATACAAATGGAGCGCAATGCGTGGCCGGGACATCAACAACTTTACCAAGACGCGAGGGAAACGGGCGACCTTGCTTGTCCCGTATCAGCGAGTAATCGAATACATGACAGGCAAGGCGCACCACGTAAAGGGCCAAAAGATCAAGGTGCTGGAGTTTTCCAACACGTATTTCAAAGACGTTTTCTCACGGTTGCGGGCGATGGAGGAGCACCAGATCCCCGACGACATTTGCCAGCTTTACGTCGATTCGATGGAGTCAGAGGCGAAGGACAGCAAGCGCGGAATCTGGCGGCAGATCGGAAAGCGTCCCAACCATTACTGGGATTGCGAGATCGGAATTACCTTCATGGCGTTTCTTTACAAGTTGGTAGGGGCACCGGAGCCGGAGCCCGAAGAAAGCAGTCATTGACACGGCTGCAGTCTTGTCAGAGGCGGGGCGCGGGGCAGGTTCGTTGAAGAAATTCGCGGCCGGGTTTTTGTTTGATTTATCCGCATGAAATACCCGCCCTGCCTTTGACACTCTCTCTAGTGTGTGACTCCACTCGTTAGCGTTTTACTCAGGATAGCCAGCCTCCAAGGGCGCGGCGTAATCGAGGCCCTTGTGACTGGCCAGTTCGAGATTGTTAAAGGTTCCGGCAAGGTCATGATTTCCGCCAGCGCAACAAACAAGAGCTTTTCATTTCAGGTTGACCCCGCGCTTTCGGTTGCCGTGATTATGACGGCGGCGGATAAAACCCTTTCCTGGTTTGATTCTCACACCACTGCCGAGCTTGCGTCATTTTTAACCCGTCGCGCCACCAACAAAGCGCGAGTTTTCTTTTGCTGATATGGCCATCCTCGATCAATACGGCAACGCAATTTCTTCCCGAACTTTTCTAAAAGCGGCAGAAAATGGCGGTGGCCGTGTCCCATCTGTTCCGCTCCGCGTGCTTGACCCGCTCAAGAAATTGATTACCTATCGGGACTGGCTCACGACATCATTTCTTTCCGATAAACTTTATGCAAATTTCGGCGTCGTCGAAGGCGTGATTTGCCAAAAGGCAATGTTTGCGGTCGGGAATGCATGGCTCCCCGTGTTTTTTGGCGCGGACGAAGAATGGGGAAAGGAAGCTCGAAGGTGGCTGATCGAAGAATGGTACCCGACGTGCGACATTCGCGGCACCAATTACGATTTTGTGACGAATCTTTATCAGCAATCCGTTGCCATTGACCGGGCTGGTGACACGATCAAAATGCTCTCGGAGTCTGACAATGGATGGCCAATGGTTCAGGACATTCCTAATCGCCAAATCGGCCAATGGGAAAGGTTTTCCGCAGCCGACCAAGTTTTAAAAGACGGTGACTATAAAGGACTTATCATGCGCAACGGCGTAATCATGACCCGCAACGAGCGACCGATGGCTTATCGAAAACTCGGCGAGACAAACGGCGAATTTGAAGACTTGGCGGCAAATTATGTTGTCCACACTTTCGAGCCAAAATGGAATGACCAGGCTCGGGGTTTCCCGATTTTCTCTTCCTGCATTGAAGATTTCCGCGTGATTGCTCAATCGGACGAATGGGAACAGCAAGCCGGTTTGATTGCTTCGGCCATCGGGTTGCTCGAATATAACGAGACCGGCGAGGGCGATACATCTGAGGATGACCCGCTCTCTCTGCAATCTAACGACGGCACCCCGGACGGAATGGAAGTCAAGACGATGTACGGCGGATTGATCCGATACATGAAGGCAAGCTCCGGGCAAAAATTGGAGCAACATATTAACAATCGTCCCGGCGCAGATTGGGAATCATTTCAGGACCGGACGTATCGCAAATGTTTAGCGGCGGCAAACTGGCCTTATTCGTGGGGCTGGAAACCCGGCGAAGCGAACGGGACCAGCCAACGCACCGAAAACACCAAGGCCCGCATCGCGGTTACTGATCGGCAATCGCTGCTGGAACCTTGCGCTCGTCGGCAAGTTGGCTACGCAATTTCAGTTGCCATCAAAAACGGAATGCTCCCGGCTTACCCAGGGCAGGACAAGGGCGGATTTCTCAAATGGGGATTCACGAAACCGCCCCGGATCTCAATTGACGAAGGCCGGGATCGTCAACAGCGCCGGGAGGATAACAAATTTGGACTGATTCTCGATTCGACCATTGTTGAGGAGGACGGCAATACCACCTATTCAGATTTTTGCCGGAAGAGGGCAATGGACGTTGCTACGCGTAAGCGGGCGCAAGCCGCAGTTGAGAAAGAGACCGGAATCATTATTGAGGATCGGGAGATGAAAATGTTTACCCCAAATGATATGGCGACCACGACTGACACGACAGAGGAGACCAAGACACAGACTACAACCCCATGAGATTCCAACGCATTCACGAAGCCGTCAATCATCAGCCCTGGTTCATTTCCTCGGCGGGTTATAGCTCAGTCCGGGCATTGCTGGAAAACGCAATGGCAAAAACCGGCGCAGACATCGGGGAAGATTTTGCGGATTTTATCCGGCAGCGTCCAGACATGGCTTTTGACCAAATGACCGGGACAGCGACAATTTACGTTCTCGGCGTGTTGGGGCCGCACCTGTCAAACATTGAGAAATCGTGCGGGAATACTTCGTACGGCGACATCGTGGCGGAGATCGAGCAAGCCAAGGTTGCCGGGGCCAGCCGCATCAACTTTCTTTTTGACTCACCAGGCGGGGCTTGCATGGGTTGCCATGAGGCGGCGCAGGCCATTTCACGGCTCCGGGCTGAGACCAGTATTATCACGGTAGCCTTTACCGATGGGCTAATGTGCTCCGCTGCTTATTACCTAGCCGCAGGATGCACCGCTATTGTTGCGACCGAGAGCGCAATGGTTGGCAACATAGGCGTGATACTCCCTTGGGTGGATTCGTCAGGCGCATGGGAAATGATGGGGCTGGAGTTCGATCCTATCGTCAGCGAGGGGAGCGATCTTAAAAGCACAATGCACGGGCCGAGCCTCACCGAAGACCAGCGCGAATTCCTGCAAGATAATGTCAATCGCATGGGCGGGATGTTTCGCTCCCACGTTTCTGCAAATCGCCAGGTGCATGATGAGGTTTTCCGCGCTGGCTGGTATGGCGGCAGCGATGCAGTTTTGCTTGGGCTCGCGGACGTTGTGGGGGCCTCCCCGGCGGCAATCTGATTTGACACGCCAACCATGGCGTGAACCTACAAGATTTCCTTTCCAAAATCACCGGCCAGTCGGACCGACTCGAATCAGTTGTCGGAAAACTTACGGAGGCGCTTGCAACCGTCGAACTAAAAGACGCTGAAATCTCCGCGCTGAAATCCAGCGTTTCGGATTTTGAAGCTAAGATCGAAACCGCTCCTAAACAGGAAGCCATTGACGCTCTCGAAGCCGAAAAGATTGACCTTTCCGGCAAGCTCGAAGTGGCGGTTGCCGAAGTAGCCGCGCTCCCTGAAAAAGTAAATGCCGAAGCTGCCCGAGTGGTTGCTAGTAACGGACACGCTCCCGTCGAGACCGTGGTTAGCGGAGCACCTGTCGCATCTGCCGAGCCTATCGACCGCGCCGAATTTAATGCCATGAGCCCCGCCCACCGTTTGGCTTTCTGTAAATCCGGCGGCAAAATTTCCTGAATATGGCAAAGGAAAAATATAACGCGCCGAAACAATCCGCTCAAGAAGTCGCGCACGCGCCTGCGCCCGCCTCCGATCCGCTCATTAAAACTATGGCCGAAGTCGAGGCAATGACCGACGAAGAAAAGCAATCTTTCCGCGAAAAATGCGGCATCACTTCCAACCAGTAAAAAACTCCAATCTCACACAAATAAAATACCATGGCCAACACCCTCTCAAACCTGATCCCCGACGTTTACGAAGCCCTCGACGTAGTTTCTCGCGAACTCGTTGGAGCGATTCCCGGCGTCAATCGCAACGCTAAGGCCGACCGCCTTGCCACCGGACAAACCCTTCGGTCGTCCGTTGTCCCAGTCAATACGACTGCGACGTACACTCCGGCAATGAGCGTCCCCGCTGCCATTGATCAGACGGTCGGAAATGTCGAGTTGTCCTTGTCGAAAAACAAGTACGCAGGTTTTTCTTGGACCGGCGAAGAGGAATACGGCGTGGACCAAGGCCCCGGTTCGATGTCCATCCAGCAAGACCAAATCGCCCAGGCTTTTCGGGTTTTGGTCAATGAGATGGAAAACGATGTTTGCGACGCACTTGCCCTTGGCGCTTCCCGCGCTTATGGCACTGCTGGCACTACCCCGTTTGCCACCACTCTCGGAGATTCGGCGCAAGCCAAGAAAATCCTTGACGATAATGGTGCTCCGGCTTCCGGTCGGTCTTTGGTTATCAACACCAGCGCAGGCGCGGCTCTCCGATCATTGGGACAACTCACCAAAGCCAACGAGGCGGCAACCACGATGACTCTTCGCGATGGCGAGCTTCTGAGCCTTCACGGATTCGCAGTCCGTGAATCTGCTCAGATTTACAACGGCACAGCCGGAACCGGATCGAGCGCAACCACTGACACTGCCGGGTACGCTGTTGGCGCAACCGTCTTGACCTTGGCTTCTGCCGGGACCGGAACGATTGTTGCTGGCGACATCCTCTCCTTCGTTGGCGACGTAAACAAATACGTGGTGGTCAGTGGAGACGCTGATGTCTCTGGCGGCGGCACCGTCACCATTGCAGCCCCTGGGTTGCGAATCGCCATGAGCGCGGCCACTAAGGCAATCACGGTTAACGCTACCAGCGTCCGCAACTTGGCCTTCTCGGCCAACGCGCTTACCCTCGCCACTCGTCTGCCAATCTTCCCTCGCCAAGGCGACCTTGCCATTGATAGCGAGATCATCACTGATCCCCGCACCGGAATCAGCTTTGATCTCCGCGTCTATCCTGGCGACGGAATGGTGCTCTACCGCGTTCATGCCCTTTGGGGCTGGGCGATGGAAAAACCAGAGCACGCGGCTATCCTCCTAGGATAAGTAATTCACCCCAGCAAATTAAGACCTCGGCAGCAATCCCGCTCCGAGGTCTTTTTTGTAATGTGACACCGTGCCCTTTGTATGAGCGAATTTTCCGATTTGATGGCCGCCGGATTGGCGCAGACTGTGGCGGAGATTCCGACAAAGTTTACATTTCGGAACAAATCATTCACCGGCATTTATTCAGAGCTTTCTGAATCGGACGTTCTTGCCGCTGGCGGATTTGAGCAAGAGCTGACCGGGAACATTTTGATCCCGTTTTCTCAGGTTCTTGGAGGTGACCCGGAGCCGGACGAAGATATTTTCGTAAACGAAGTCCTGCATAAAGTCGGAAGGCCAGTCACTAAAGACGAGGTTTCCTGGTTTCTTACCCTCGTCGCTCCCTACTCATGAGCAACACATTGGACAGATTAATTGAGGACGGGCTTTGCAGGCTTATTACTAGGCAAATGCCGATCACTGGCGGCGTCCAGGTCGTACCGTATATGCAAGGCGGCGACGAAGATAATGCAATCCTTCCCCGCGTGGTGGTGAGAGCGGAAATCCTAGAGACGCCCGATCTCATTTCGGTAAATGTTTACGAGGTGGCGGTTGAAATCATAACCTACATCGACGCCAAACAGCAAAACTCGTCCAGCAAAGACACCCGGATCGTTTCTGGAATAGATTGTGTGGTGGAGGACTCAGGACTTTCGGCAAAGCTAACGACTAGCACGCTCGCAATTTATGGTGATGTCACCGGGGGCAGAGAGCAAGCGATCGAAGGGAATCGTTTCGTGAGGACGCGCAACCTCACCTTGCACGGCGGGCTTCGTTAATTTGACACCGCCGCAGTGGTATGGCTTCTACTGTCCTCGGCACCGCACTTCCTTTTGGGGCTCCAACCGTCACCGGATTGGTGGTTCAATCCGCTTCTTTTGACGAAATCCGCAGCATTGCGGAAGTTGCTGATGAAGATGGAGACTTTGTTTCCGCTGCAATTTACGCCCCCAAAATCACCGGGACAATTGAAGGGGTGAACAACTCCGAGGCCCTTGCAATCAATGACGCGCTCTCCGTAACCGGGGCTCCCGCTGGCACGTATTACATCACTGCAAAAGGACTCAAGCTCGGCAATACGGACTTCCAACGCGTGACCATCAGCTTGACCTCATGGGGCGGCATCTCAGCTTAAAAATGACCCGGCCCTTCGTGGCCCGACATATACCAAATGAACAAACTCCCGCAGGAAAAACGCGATCAATTTTTTTTGACCGATAACCTAAAGCTCGCCGCAGCAATGACGGCGGCAGGCTTCGGACTGAAAACCGCAATTGAAAACGGCGAAGAAGTAATCACTGGTATTTCCAGAATCATCGCTAAGGGCCGGGAGACGTTATCTTTCCGACTTGAGCCTAAGCACCAAGGAGTGAAGGCGGTGGATATGCTCAACGCTTTCAACAACAAGGTGGACCTGCCTGGCCGCGTTGATGAAATTCTAGCTGCTCGCGGAGTCACCGCAGAGGAGTACGTTTTAATTGCTTTTGACGCAGCCCGCTCCGGGCTCAACAACGGCTCGACGCTTATGCATTGCGGTCGCAATCAAAAGGCGATGATTGCCAAGGAAATTTCTGGCGGTCGAACTGTGATTTATCGCGAGGGGGCCAACCGCGAACAATTGACCGCACTTATCAATCACTCTTAAAAACTAAACCAAAATACCAAATGAACGACGACACCGACTTTCTCGAAGACGACCACGACGCGCCCCAGCGAAGGGCATTCACGCAACATGATTCCATTTCCTTTAATGGAATTGCGCTTTCCCCGCTATCCTTTGGGACGCTGGATTTGCTGCAAGAAACCCAAAACCGATTCTTCACTGGAAGCTCTAAAAATGCTGGCGTTTCGGATGTCATTGGTTTCCTTTTAATCCACCAGGCCGACAAACAGGCAGCAAGGCGGGCGCGGTACATGGCATGGGAAGGGCGCGTGGCATGGCGCGAATTCGTAAATGAATATCTGACCGAAAACGGAGCGATCCTGGCAGACATTTCCAAGCTCACCCCAATCATTCAGAAAATGTGCCAAGATTTTGCTCGAATCCAAACCAAGTCCACAGACGCACCGGGGCCTAAAAAAAAAGCTGGTCGCCGGGTTGGGCAGCGTGGGTAGTTTCATCAATCGCCAAGGAAACCGGATGGAGTTATCAATCAATAATGTGGGAAATTCCAGCGGCGGTTATCATCCAAATTCACGACACGATTCTTTTCCGCGCAGGCGTAGGGCTAAGGTGGGCCGGGGACAGTGTTGACATAGACTCTATATTTGATGGCTAAGACTGTAACAATCGAGATGGACGCGAGCCGAATGGCTGGAGCTTTGCGCGAATTGGCGCGAGTTTCCGGCAAGGATTTCCGAACAGTCGTTAGAAACGAAACGGAAAAGATTCTCGAAGGGGCGGCTCGGCGTACATCAATGGCGCAAGCCAAAGACATTAAAGCCGCGCAGGAAGCGAAGGGATGGAAAAACATCAACGGGAAACTTTACAAGCTCAGCCACAAATACCCAGACGCAACCTGGGCAATGATTAAGCGTGAGCAAAAACGAAGCCTCGTCGAGAAGTTGAAAGTGCGGGGATTGGCTCGCAAAATCTGGCTGCAAATTGCGCAGGAACTTAATTTGACGATCAAGGTCGCCGGACAAGTTCGGAAGGCAACAACCAAAAAGGGAGACTACCCCATCGACGCAAGCGGCAGCGAGACCGGGAGCGGATCGGGATACACAATCCAAGGCACGTCTCTAAGAAATTACGCTCCCGGAATCGTGCGGGCATTGTCTGGCGCGATCAGAGGCAGACTTTCATTCTTCAAAACAAATATGCGGAAAGGCGTCTTTAAGAAAGCCAAAGACATTGCCGCAAAATATCCGGGGCTATACGTCAATGGCCGTTGAAGCACTCAGTTTCAAAATAGGGGCCGACACAAAGGCTTTTCGCAGCGGCATCAAGGGCGCGATGGGGTCGATTGCGGGAATGGCTGCCGCCTTTATTTCGGTGAGGGCAGTCATTTCGTCATTTTCCGACGCGCTCGACATGGGAGGACGGTTGAACGACTTGGCTTCCAGCACGGGAGACACGGCTGGCAATCTGGCAATTCTGGAAAGGTCGTTTCAAAATGCAGGAGCGGGAGCTGAGAAGGTTGGTCCGGCTATTGCAAAAATGCAGAAGTCTATCCAAGACGCGTCCGAAGGAACCGCCGAGGCGGTTGACGCGCTCGCGCTCATGGGCCTAACCGCCGCCGACCTGGAGGGCAAATTACCCACGGAGCAAATGCAAATCCTGTCTGCCGGGATTGCTGCAATTGATGACCCGACACAAAGAGCCGCCGCAGCCATGGGCGTTTTTGGAAAGTCCGGGTCTAAATTGCTTCCGCTCTTGAGAGATTTTGATGGGCAAATCCAGCGATCAAAAGATCAGCTTGGAAGCCTGCCTGACGTTTTGGATAAATCAAATCAAGCGTTTGATGATTTTGGCGATGGTTTTGCTGCCATTAAAAGTAAAGGCACAGAATTTTCTGCTGGGCTTCTTTCGGAAGTTTTGCCGTCTCTAAATAAGCTTGTTGATACCTTTGTAAATTTGGATGCGGCGGGTTCAGGTTCTGCGTTCGGAAAAAGTTTGATGAAATATATCGAAAGCCTTGATGCTTTGGTGGCAAGCATAAATGAGGTTGGGGCGGCGGATACATTAGTTACAGCATTCAACGGAATGGTTCCAGCAATTGACGGCGTGAATACTAGCGTGGAAGAAACTAAAATATCTTTTTTAAGAATGTTTGCGGCAATCCCAGGTTTTGCGCCGTCAATAAGCCTGTTTAATAAATTGATGGGCGCGACCGACAATCTGGCAGACGCAGCGGCAAATGCCGTTCCGCCGGTTGAAGACCTTGTAACCGCTACTGGCGACGTTGATCCTGAGCCAGCGGCGAAAACCGCCGAGGAAATGGAGGCGATTAAGGAGGCCGCAGATGAGGCGGCGGCAGCAATCAAAGGAGTCTCGCAAGCAACTTCTGAACTGGACTCTGCCCAGACTCGACTGGCGGCAGCGAAACTCGATGCTGCGACTGCGGAAATCGCTCTCTTGCTGGAATCCGGGCGACTAACAGAAAAGCAAGCTGCCGACGCAAATTTCGGTTTTGAAAAAGCCAACCGTGAGATCAAGATTCAAAAAGAAAAGCTGGAAGTGCTCGATGATATTGACGCAACTCGGAAACTTGCAAACGACGCCGAGAAAGCCGGAAACGATGAGGCGGTGAAATCCTACAACGAAAAAATTGCCAAGTTGAAGGAAGTTTTGTCGACGCTGGATCAACTTAATGACGAGCAAAACAAAGCTGCATCAAGCGGATTGGCCGAAGGGGATGCAGCAAGAGCTAACGATGCAAGAAGAGCGGCGGAAGCGGCAGGCAAAGAAATTGCGGACAAATTTATTTCCGATAGCGGCACAGGCGAAAGTTCGTCTGATTTTAGCGATAGCAAATCCGATCAACCGTCAATTCGTCGCCAGCCGCAAAAAGATAAAATCACAAACAGTGGGAAGTCCGCAAGGCAAAAGCAAATTGACGCTGATCGGGATATACCAATGGCCGACAGGACAAAGGGCGGCACTCTTAGGGAAGAGCTTGATGCGCGAATGGATGCGATGAAGGGGGAGTCTGAAAAAAAGAAACAAGCCGAAAAGGAAAGCGAAGGCGAGAGCAAAAAAGGCAAGGGGCCAGACTCCAAAAAGCCAGAAGCGCAATCCATGGAATCAATCGTAACCGCGATCAAGGCAATTCTTGAAAAAATTGAACCCAAACTCCCGCAACAGGTAATGGCATGAACAACGGCGCTAACATCAAATATCTAGGCGCGGACACGCTTATCCGGCAGGCCGGGGACAAGGTTACAACTGGACAATCGAACCTGACCGAGTTGCAACGGCGATACGCTATCCGAAAAGATAAGATTAAGGACGCCAGGCAGGTCTTGCGTCCGGGCTACAGGGCGGAAGGATACGCAAATCTTTATTTGTTCAATCCGCCAATAGAGACGCAAGACGCAACCCACGTTTATTTCGACTGCGTTTTTTATGGCGTCACCGGGGTCTCTGAAGGCGGGCGAGGGGAAAGCTATGAGACATTAAATGTAACGATTGAAACTACAAGAATAATCAGGCCCTTAGGCGAAGTTATTTCTCGCACAATCCCAACTCATCGGTATTTTTATACAAAGCAAGTTAATGCGCCATTGCGAAGCGTGAAAAGAATAATTTTGGAACCAATAATATTTTCATCAGATGATCCCTCTTCAACGCTACTTCGTCTTCTTCACGTGCGCGGCAACTGGCAAATCATTGATACTGTAATATCTAATTACGGACAATATGAAACCGTAATTGAATCATGGAAATATAACGTAATAGGGAGAAATAGCGTATCATAATGGCTGAGCTATACAAATTTCAGGACAAGGTTAAGTCGCCGGAGGGGCGAGTGAAGCCAATTGTGGCACGCGAGATTGACGAGAATTTCACGGCGGTCCGGCTCAAGGTTGCTTCACCGGTTGAAGCAATGTTTACGATCACCCCAAACTTTCCGCTGAGTGACGAGTTAGGCTTCGGGTTTGATGTCCCGGCCACCGGCACGTATGTTCTCGGGTTTATTGATGGCGTCTTTACCTTGCTTGAAACAGAGGCTTGCTAGGCTATGGCTACGATCAAGTTATCTGACGGAAAGGTTGTCCTGAAAGACGGGAAGGCTTCTTGTGAGTGCTGCGGAGGTTGCTGCATGTATCCGGCGAAACCTACGCCCCTTGGTGACTTATTAATTGCAGAGGATTTGCCGGACGCAATCACCCTTCTTGGGGTCGGCAGCTTGTCGCGCTCAGGGACCAGCTACGGCGACACGACAAACGGAGTGATTTTTGAAACTGACACGTGGGCGAAATATGTTGGCGGAGTCAGGACAACTCAAGCCTGCCTGATCGGGGGAGACGGCAACCTGACGCCGGGAGACAATGCCGTAGAGGATCAGTTTGCGGCAACTTATATCATTAGGCTGGTCGACTACGATGAAGTTCTTGAGGAGGTGTTGGTTCACAGAGTGTCATTGTGCCGATGGGAAAACGAATGGTCTGGGTTTCTAAGGTTCAATCCTTATGATATAGGGTGGAGCTGTTTCGGGGGCTTGTTTGGTGAAGAGCCAGGTGCGCCGGAGTATGGTTGGGGCGGAACGATGGAGAAGAGATCTTTTTGTGGGCATCGGGCAAATTCCCCGATAGGTCCCTATTGGTTGTTTGACTGTAGGGTGTTTGAACGCTATTTCGAAGTTATATCCGCATGACCTGCCCACACCAATCCCAGCCACCCGGCAAAGACACTGGACGCCGACTTTGTGCTCTCCATCTCTACGGCGGCAAGCCTTACCTTGGACAATGCCAATCATGCATCGCTGCCGGGAATAACACTCAAGAATTCGCCACAGAGCTTTTCGCAAGAGCCGAGAGAAGCCACCCTGCAACCGCTCCAAGGGCCAGCGGCTGTTGCGATAGTGCTCTCAACACGTAATCAACTTTGACACCAGTCCGCTAGTAAATGGCTCGCAAGTTTTTCATCGATACAACCGACCTTGCGTTTGTCAAGTCGGATACAGATTCCGGCAGATTGCTTCCGGCGGACTTTTTCAATGGCGACTCTGACACCGTTGAAGTCCATTTCTTAAAACAAACGGGCATTTTTGGCCGGCCGTATTCGTATCTGGATAAATCCGGTGCCAGCATCAAAGTTGGGCTCGGCGATTTGCGGGCAGTTCCCACCAGCGGCACCTGGACAATCACTCTCAGCGGGGACACAACCGCCGCGCTGGCCTACAATATCACTGCGGCCGCGCTCTCCACGGCGGTCAATGCTCTGGCATCTGTCACCAGTGCGGGCGGCGTCACCATCACCAAATCGGCGTTCGGTTCGCGCTACGCCATTACATTCGTCACAGCGGCAGCACAGGCGGCGTTCACCGTCACAGACAGCTCGCTAGTCCCTGACACCACTGCAATCGTTTCTGAGCGCATTGCCGGGTCGGGGTCAGTGCAGGAAGTTCAGGAAATCTTTCTTTCGCCAGATCCCGTCGCGCTCCAAACCAGCTTTACAAACCTGGCCAGCACCGTCACCGCTACCCCGTCCACAGTCACTGCCGGGACATTGACGGCCAGTGAGGTCCAGCAAATTGATTTCGCGCCCGCTCCAGTTGGCGGAACTTTCTCCATTACTATCCCTTCGGATACGCGCTCCGTCACGGCGGCAGTTGTTGCGGGAGTCTTTACCACCACGGCCAATCACGGCTTTGCGGTCGGCCAGCCAGTAGTCGGCACGGGATTTACTAACGAGGCCAACTGGACAGAGGGCACCACTTATTATATTGTAGCGGCACCGTCTCCAACCACATTCACGATTGCAGCCACTTCAGGCGGCGCAGCGATAACCACAGCCACCGCCGACTCGGGAACTGGCACGATCACCACTCCCGCGCGGACGACCGCCGAAATTGATTTTGACGCTTCCGTCTCCGCAGTTCAAACCGCGCTCGTTGCTATCGATACTATCGGGACCGATAACGTCAGCGTGAGCGGGACCCCTGGCGTCGCGTACGTCTTGAGCTTTACGGGCAGCAAACAAAACGCAAACTTTCCGCAAATCACGGTCGAGGACGCAATCCTTTCCGCACCGCTTGGCAAGACCGGGACATTGACGCTTTCCACCTTTTCACTTCAGGACCTTTTTGACGTTAGTGGGGCCAGCGAATTGACCTTGGTTTTCGAGGTTGAAGTCACAGAGTCCGGCAAGATCCAAACCTATTCCGCTTCCGTCTCAATTTCTGAGGACATTATCAAGGCTGGAAACCTGAGCCCAACCCCGGTTCCGGGCGTGGGACGATACGGCGCGGAAGCCATCGGGAGCGGCGTATCAACATTAGACGTCACCTTTTCCACCGCGTTGACGGTTGCGCCGACCACGATCATTTGCACCATCGAAGCGCCTTCCGGCGAGGGTTTGATTTACGCAGCCATCGAGGCCGCAAGCATTGCCACTACTGGCTTCACCGCCAATTTCTCCGGCCCCACAGACTCAGCCAATTACCTGCTCCATTATTATGCAATTGCCTAAATACATTCTCGCCATCCTTTTCATTTCGGGGTCCGTCCATGCTCAAAACAACATCTCGTCCCCGAAATTTAACGGGACCGCCACGGGAGAGCTAACATGGACTGGCACCAATGCCTTTACCGGGATTACCACCATCACCAGCGGGACGCTCGCGCTCACGACGATCAACACCGGCACGATCAGCGGGGGGACTCTCACGCCTGTCACCGTGACTGCGAGCGGCAACGTGACTGCGACCGGCGACGTGGATGCGACCAACGTGTATGCGGAAAACAACGTGAATGCGACCAACAACGTGAATACGACCAACGTGAATGCGACCAACGTGACTGCGACCGGATCATTTAACGGCAATGGCTCCGCGCTCACCGACATGACCAAATCGCAGGTTGGCCTCAGCAACGTGGACAACACCAGCGATGCCACAAAGGACGCTGCGACGGCAACGCTCACCAACAAGACCCTGACATCTCCGGTAATCACCACCCCTACGGGCCTCGTCAAAGGTGACGTGGGGCTCGGAAATGTGGACAACACATCCGATGCGGCCAAGCCTGTCTCCACCTCAGGTCAGACCGCGCTGGATCTAAAGCTCGACGACAGCCAAGCCAGCGCCTTCGGCCTAAGCCTATTGGATGATGCCGACGCAACCGCCGGACGGGGCACCCTCGGCCTCGGCACTCTCGCTACGCAGGACGGCATTTTCTCCGGCACGTCCTCCGGCCTCAACACCGGGAATCAGACGCTTGTTGGCCTCGGCGGTGTCGCAGCAGCCGGGGGCACCATCACCAGCGGGACGCTCGCGCTCACGACGATCAACACCGGCACGATCAGCGGCGGGGCGTTTATCGGCGACGGCTCCGGGCTCACGGGCATGATCTGGTCGCAGATCGGCAGCACTCCGACGACGCTCTCCGGCTACGGGATCACGGATGCCTTGCCACTGGCTGGCGGGACTGTTACGGGCTCGGTCCTAGTCGATGGCAACACGACCCTTGGAGACGCCAGCGGAGATTCCGTGACGATCAACGCGGGGACAGTCACCACCCCCAACGCCTACTTCCGGCGCACGAAGGCCGGTCTCACGTGGCGTGCCGCAAAGATGAGCACTTACGGCAATGCAGCACTCACTGTCACCAGTGCTTACACCGCCCAAGTCGTGAGCTTCGCTGACGGTGCCGATAGCGCGGTCCTGGAAGCCGAGCTTAACCCGGCAGAATGGGCCGGGAAAACGGTCAAAATCGGATTGGTAGTGGCAGTTAGCGGCACCAGTGCCGGCAATCTGAGGCTCCGGTTACGAGGCGGATGCCTTAACGCCGCCGCCATCAACGGGAGCGGTAATGGCGGATTTCTTATGACGGCGGGAGGAAACGCAACAGCCACCTTCGGAGATGGCGCAACGGGAGCAGACTACGCCGCCCCGACCACGGCGGGCAATCCCCTGTTGATCGAATCGGCATCCGTGGCAATCCCCTCAACGGCTGTGCAAATTTTTATTAGTGCCTATGCCATCCGTACGAACGGCGGCGACACCAACACGGACATCCTTTATCTGCAATCCGTCCGCGTGACCGAGCAGTAAGAATTTATGAAAAACCTAATCCCAATCCTCGCGGCCCTTGCGGCCCTCACCCTGCACGGTCACGCTCAATCTCTCCTGACCACAGAGCCAGAGACGCAAGCACAGCGGACGGCGCGCGAGTTGCTCATTGCGCCCGCTCAGACTCGCGACGCACTCCTTAACCAACTCGACGATGCCAGCCAGCGACTATGGTCCGCGCCCGATCCCGCTGCCGTGCTGGCCGCGCTGGGCGACAAGGCCGCTTCGGTGTTTGCTATTAATCAGGCATTTGGCGAGCTAGTGTCCGGGTTCCTCACTGCGCAAGGGGACGCCGTTGGCCTCGCTCGCCTCGCCGCCATCAACGGCCGCATTCCCGCCATCACGATCAACGAAGACGGCACCGTGACGATTGATCCCGTGCCGGAGCCAACGCCAGAACCATGAGGCTGAGTGCTCTTTAGCAATTTTATATCATGCCGCCTATCCCCGATCCCACCGACCTTCCTGGTCTCTTTGAAACTGCAAATTTTATGGCCCAACAAACCGACCGCTGGATGTTCGTCGCCATGCTGGTAATTTTCCTGATTTGCGGCGCGTGGATGACTCGATATTTCACGGCGCAAATCCACCAAGCCCGACTGGAATTTGCGGTGCTGAGTAAAGAATTTACGGAGCATCTCATCACCACGAATCGGGAGCTTGCTATATTGCTGGCCGGAACAACTAAGGCACTTGCGGACAACACAAGAGCACTCGAACACGTAAAAGAAAAATTATGAGAAACACATTCCTCAGACTCTGGGCCTGGATTACTGGCTCATCCGTTGCATTATTTAATTTCCTCGCGCCGATCCTAGCATCGTCTGCGGCAACCCTCTTGGAGCAACTTGCGCCCATCGCTCTTGATGTTGTCCTATCTCTTGCAGACAGCAAGGCGACCGGCGAAATCAAACGAGCCCAAGCCGTTGACGAGATCCAAGCGCGGGCGATTGCTGCGGGAATTCAGGCGTCCACCTCGGTCGTCAATGCCACTGTGGAACTTGCCCTTCAAAACCTCATCGCTCGCGGCAAAATGTAATGAAACCGTGGTATTCATCCCGCACGATTCTTGCCGCGCTTGTGTCCGGCATCCTTGCCATCGTCGCCATCTTTTTCAAGTACGACGTGCAGGAATTCGCGGGAGGAATCACCGACGCAATCCTTGCGGCAATCGCGCTCGGCTCAATGATCGCCACCATCTCAGGACGCATTCGAGCAAAGGATCAAATCGGCAAAACCATTCCCGGTGGCATTTTCAACCCACACGCGACAGTTAAAAGACCGAAGCGGATGAACTAATAGCCCCCCCATGAACATCATCAAAATGCACTTCGCCGCAGTAATCCTTTCAACGTTTGCATTTATCGCGCTCCTACTCTGGCGATTCCCGCTGACGCCATGAATCGCGGCTTCCAGGTTGACCGCTACGGGGAGTTTCTTGGCAAAGTGCCTGACGATATCCTTCAACTCGTTCCCATCGAGGACCAGCGCGGTTTTTTTACTCAGCTGGTCGAAAACGCAGAGGGCAAAATCGTCACTGG